AAACAATCAACCAAGTCTCCGACCTCATGGGGTTAGGGCTAAAAGTGTTTGAGGGATGAAGCAATTCTACATCGACAAACCTTACAGCGAAATGACCCGCAGAGAAAAGAGGGAATACAAACGTTGGATGCATAAGAATAATAGGTGGGATGGTGCGGTAGTCATTGAAAACCTCAAACGAGAAGAACGCTTAAATGTACAAGGCGATTTAACACCCCCAAGCGGGGATAAATAACGAGAACATGAAAAAACTAAGCGAGGACGCGATAATGACCATCGTATTTTTAGGGGTCATGCTAATTATAGCTGCATTTTCCATTATAGCTCAAGCACTAACGCTATGAAGCCAACCCATGCCTAACCAAAAACAAATAAGATGAAGCTACTAGTTATACTAACCTTACTACAAGTTAACCCTTTATTGGGGCAATCCATTGATAAGGCTATCAAGTATTATGAAGCTAAAGGATGTCAGGTTGTTGATGAACAAATCACACCAAACCCAGTGACACGATGTGATTGCCCTGATAGTCGTGTAAGACTGTATCACAGGGATAATGTTGTGCATTCTATAGTAACTGAACCAAAATAAAGATGAGTAAATGTAAAATATGCGGTAAGGATGGCTTTCACAAGCTGAGTTGCACTAATAATACTGCAAGGGTGGTTATACCTATGTCATACATTCCAACACTTGAAGGAGATGAAGCCGAAGATTTTATCCGCAAGGCAGATAATACTAAGAAAGGTTCAATTGACTGGTCAAAGCAGATAGAAGATTGTAAGAAGATATTGGAAAAATCGGAAATACCGATTTATCTGGCTGCAAATAACCACCGCAATTCCTGATTATGTTACACAACGGTTTGGCTATGTGTAGTGCCTACCTTGACAAATTACTACACTAACTTAAAAGACTAAAAAAATGAAAAATACAGAAGATAAATTAACAGAAAAAGAGGCATTACATATAGGTAATGTTAGGCGTAGTTCTAAATTAAAAGAGGCAAACAAAAGGCTTGATGAAGTAGATTTTTTTGACCTGATGCAAAATTATAGGATAGCTGATATGGCTGACCAAGAAAATGTAGTTAATAGGTTTGAAGCCGTAAAAGAATGGATTAGGCAGAATTACGCCTAACGTATTTGAATATGGTGTCGAGGGCTTAACTTATCGTGAATCTGAACACGACAGACTTAGCGGTTTTGTAAACAGTTCGGACAGTAGGATTCCCCCGCCCTTGCACTATATTCTTTGTTGTAAAATTCGTAGGCGGTGAGGTATAGCGTTCATTCAGAAACAGTGGTCACAGATTGTGACTTCAAGTACGGACGAACAGCCGCCTATGTTTTACAACGGACACAGCTAAGACAAGAAATTTTACGGATATGAAAAACGAGGAAACAATGACAGAGAAAGAAGCTAAAGAGAATAAGGAGTTGCGCGTTATCATGCTACTTAGTGGATACGTGAGAGAGCTAAAAGAGGGTAAAGACTTTGAAAGCACCACTTACGAACTAGCTGAAACGATAGTAAAATTATTTGATTTAATAGAAAAGGATTAGAAATTTTAGTTGCTGGTAGTCAACCGTACTACAATGAATTTGATAATCCATTAGTAAAAAAGGCAGGACACAATTATTCTGACCAATATGGTAGAACAAGTTGGTGTAATTTAAGTGCATTAACAGATGACGAACTTTACGAAGTGTATCTAATATGTCGGAATAGTTGGTCTTAAATGTTGTCTAACGACTCGTATATGATTTGTAGGCATTGCGAGAGCCGAAACTTTGATTACCTACATACTTTGAAACGAGAAATAAAGATTAAATTATAACCCCAACTGCCTAAAACCAAAAAGAAATAAGATGAAAGCAGAAGAAACTATTGATGGTTATACTTTTGAGTATAATGAGGAACACAAATTCTACGAATGTAGAGGGGAGGTTTGTTATGATGATGAACACGATGAAATGCCTGAAGAAGGACTTTGGAATGCAGCTTGTAAGCTTGCACGACAATTAAATAATCAGGGTGTTTTAACTGAAGTTGAGCATTCTGAAAAAGGTTGGGTAGAAGTATGTATAAACTAAACCAAAACAAAGAAGATGAAAGTAACAGAACTTAGAATAGGTAATTGGGCAATGGGCAATAAACCGTTTCAAATAACGGCTGCAAATATTGCTCACGCAGCACTAACCGAATCACAAAACCTTGATACTGGATGGCAACCAATCCCACTAACAGAGGAATGGTTAGAGCGGTTTGGTTTAAAAATTGAATGTATGTGGGTAAACGATTGCAAGGCAGTAAAGGGTGATTTCCATATAACATTAGACCACGATGGGGAGACAGTTATAGGTTATCCTACATCAATAGGAATTAGAAACCAGTGGATGTTTGTGCAAGATATTGAATACGTCCACCAGCTTCAGAACCTATATTTTGCACTTACAGGTGAAGAACTCGAACTGAAACCATGAAACAAAAGGCAAGCACACTTTGGAAGTTCACACGTAACTACCATGCCTCTGCCTAAATGTAGAACAACGGCAAGCGTAGGGAATCCCTGCGGAGTCGAAAGGCTTTTGAGCCGTTGCTTCTACTCACAAATTACTTAGTAACAAATTACTTACCTAATGAAGAGCAGATGTCAGCAAAGAAAAGGGTGATGTGAATGACCCTTACATGAGAGATTTTTACTCTAAATATCCTGAAGCAAGAATTTACCATGTCGAGTCAGAAGAAGTACAGGAACGCATGAGACACGCCATAAGGGCTTTAAAGATAGCTAAGATATACGCTCAACGTGTGGACTGGTACTTGAGTGGAGATGACGGAGAAGAAAGCTTTCTTGAAAGATTAGATAAAGAACTTGATAAATTATAGGAAGATGGGAATACGTAAAAACGAATTGAGAATTGGGAATTTGATTAGATGGAATTACGAAGAAAGCTCAGAAGGTAATGTTTATCCTGTTGAATACGGATATGAGTTAGATGACATTAGTAACAATCCAAACATTGTTGAGCCAATCCCACTAACGGAGGAATGGTTGAAACGGTTTGGGTTTTCAGTGAGAAAATCATTAGGCTTTGAAGCCTACGACCTTGATGATACATATACGATCTATTACAATACAAAAGCAACTCCTTATGGATTTGAATTGAGTTTTGGAGTTGATTTTGAAATTGAAATCAAACACGTCCACCAACTACAAAACCTATACTTTGCACTAACAGGAGAGGAACTGACCATAAAAGAATAGTCATGCCAGACATTACAATGTGCTCAGGTGAGAAATGCCCACTGAAGCAGATATGCTACAGACATACTGCAAAGCCAAGTAATTACCAATCATACTTTGTAAAAGCTCCTGTACTTGGAGGAACGTGTGAGTATTTTTGGAGAAATGAGGTCAAGTCAAAGACTGACGAAACAAATTATAAAGACTGACGTTTTAAATAAAATTACTACATTTGTCAGTAAATACTTTGACAAATGATTTATTTTATAAAATTAAATGACTTTGTAAAAATTGGATTCTCTGATTATGTATCTAAAAGAATAACCCAATTACAAACAAGCAGTCCTTATAATCTTGATGTATTATGCATAATTGAAGGAGATTACGATAAAGAAAAAGAACTCCATGAATTATTTAAACAGTACAGCGAAAGGGGTGAGTGGTTTTATTTATCAGAAGAAATACTTGAATATATAAAATCATGTAAAGACTTAAAGTGGTCTTTAGGTTTTGAAAAACAAGAAGATGTAGTATTAAACCCATTAAAAAAATTAAGGTTAAGTCTTAATATGTCTATGGAAGAAGCTGCACAAAAAATTGGAGTTACAAAACAATCCTATCAAGCATCCGAATTAAGATGCCTTCAAGGTAAAATCACAATAGGTACACTTGCTAAATATGCAAAAGCATTTGGTGCTAATTTAGAATACAGGATTGTACAAAAAGTCAACTAATAACCTTACAAAATGACAAGCAACATAACCAAGAAGGTAATTGAAGACCTGATAGCGTCTGATAAGAAAGGTCTGGAAGAGTACGGTGTGACAGTTGATAGGGAAGACTATACTTTGAGAGATTGGTTACAGGAAGCCTATGAAGAAACCTGCGATACGGCTAAATATCTAAAGGCTGCAATTGAAAAACTTGAAAATCAAACTACAGATAATGAGTAAAGAAACTAGATGGTACATTAGTGATGAAAATGCTGAGCGTGGTAAGACGTTCAGAATGACTAAACAAGATTTAAGTGATATGACTGATGATATAGGTTTAGGTAGTGATATTATCCTGAAAGTATTAGAAAAAGCAGTACAAATGGGTTTTGTAGTGCCTAAAAACTTATAAATAAAACTGTAGATGATAGAGAAAGTAAAACGTAAAAGTATGGTCATCAGACCATCGGGACGTTCATCTGATTTTATCACTCCTTCTTTCGGCTACGGTTGTTTATTAGACTGTAGTTATTGCTATATGAAAAGGCATACACCTAAAGGTCTTAGCATTGCAGAAAATACAAATGATATATTAACAGAAATCAACAATCATGCATTCTTTGCAACGGTAGATAAACCGAATCAGACTGATCCTCAATATGTTACGTATGATATTGCATGCAATGAAGACTTTGCGTTACATGCCAAACATCACGAATGGGAAAATATATTCTCATTCTTTAGAGACCATCCTATAGCAAAGGCAACACTTGCAACTAAGATAATTCCTGAAAGATTTCTTAGCTTTGATCCGCAACGCAAAGTTCGTATCAGATTCAGTCTAATGCCCCAGAAGATCAGCTCAATACTTGAGCCTGAAACATCTGAAATTAAGGATAGACTGCTTGCTGTAGACAGGTTTATAGATGCAGGTTATGATGTTCATTTGAATTTCTCTCCTGTTATATACTATGATGGTTGGGAAGAAGACTATGCGGAACTATTCTGCATGGTTGATAAGCATATAAGTAATAAAGAGATTGTGAAATCAGAGGTTATATTCTTAACTCATAATGTAGACAAGCATTCTTACAATTTACAGAATGGTATACCAGGTGAAAATATATTATGGACACCTGATACTCAAGAAGAAAAAACTTCTGAGTACGGAGGCAAGAATATAAGATATAAGATCAGTATTAAATCTGGTCTTACTCGAAAGTTTAAAGAGCTTCACAATGAACTGATTCCTTGGAACACAATAAGATATATATTCTAATGGCAGGAAAAAAGTTATTGCTCTCCAAGAAAGAAATGGAGAAGGTTTATAATAGTAATGATCGGTATGAAAAACAGCACGGATCATTTGATAGATTTTTAGCTGACCAGAAAAAATACTTTGATGGTCAAAATGTTAAGTATTCATTAATAGATTAAATATGAAAGCAAACAGAGTAGAATACAGCTTTTGCTTAATGAAATATGTAGGAGATACAAAACACCTGTTGACACAATCAGATGAGGTCTTTGAAGAAGAAGACGAATTTATGATGGCAAATATGGTGGAGGTTCTTAATCAGAACTCAGACAGTGGATGTAAATATGAACTAATAAAAATACCTAAGAGAAATAATGGTCAGTGAATTTGATAATTATAAATTGTACGAAATAATAGATGTAGTATGCGATACCCTTGGTGTAACCAAAGATCAGTTTTTGGGTACAAAAAGAGACCGATTGTTTGTAGATGCAAGACGTATTGTGATAAACATAATGCTTAGAGAGGAGTCTGCATCTGTATCAAATACTGCAAGATCTATAAATAAAGATCATGCTACAGCAGTGCATTATCGTAAGACTCATAGTGTTCTGTACTCATCAAATAATAGGTATAGAAATATTTACGATGTATGTGTAAAAAAGTACAAAGGAGAGTCCTATAAAACTCTTGAAGACTTTCTTAAGGTAGGTGATAAGTATAAAGAAGCTAAAGAAAAGCTAAAACTTCTTAATTCTGAAAACGCAGAACTTAGGTATACTATTCTTAAACTTGAGAATAAGATCAGGCAACAACATTACGCAATAGTATGATACCTTTAATATTATCAATTATGTTAAATGTAGACACTGGATCAAGCTATATACACGCTGTTCCTAGTATAAATAAAGATACTGTCTACGTTTACAATGGATATATGTGTGACATATTTATAGAAATGTGGCAGATAGCAGATCCTGAACAAAAAATAGAAGTGGTGAGTGACATAATACCTTACAGAAGAAGGTATATAAATCACCTAGAGACAATAAGTAATACTGCAAAATATAATTAACATGAGCAATTGGAAAGGATTACTTACCAAAGATAACATTGCCGATCTTACTTATGGAGATAGAGACAGCGATAGTCATAAAGCTTTTGCAAATAACTATCAGGTTATATATGCCGTAAATAAAGTAAGTGAAAGGTGGATGAAATGGTTAGAAGATGTTCAACCAATACCTACAAACAGCAAAGAAAAAACTGAGGTTTTACAGGCTCTTACATGTGTTGTGGAGGATATTGAAATGCTTCAAGATGGTACATGGGAGCCAGATAAACACAGCTGTATGGTAATAATTGATAATTTAAAGATTGTCATAGATTACATAGAAAAAACAAGGAGGGTTTAACGACCCTCTTTTTGTTGTTTACCGTTATTTCTTTTTTCTGTTTTTAGCTATCTTTTTAAAGGTCTTAGCAAGAGCTTTTGCTTTGCCTGTACACCCAGGTTTAGTAATAGGGGTACATTTTCCTTTAGTTCCTCTACGCTTGATAGAAGCAGCAGCTTTTTGAATCCACTTATTATCTTTCTTGGTTGCCATACTTATTAGTTTACAAAGTATTTAAGTCTTTCTTCTGGGTAGAAAAACATTTCAATATTGTTGGCAAATGGAATTTGCTTTTTTGTCCATACACCTAATTTAAGATCTCCTTTTCTACGTCCTGATTTATAAACAGAGAAGAAAGGGTCATCATTGAATGGTGATGGGTCTATTGTATCTACAATTCCCAATAAACTATCTATTGTATTTACAGCAGCAGAAGGAGATTTTACAATCTTCATTACTTCTGTCATTTGCCACCCAGGAATAAAGATTCCAATTTCAGTAGATAATCTTGATAGCTGATATGCTGTCATATTCAATGCCCAATTATCATCATCATCTCCTGCAAGACCTGCTATTATAGTACCTAGACCTGTTACAACAAGGAAATAACCAACTTCTGTTAAAGTACGTCTGATGTTTGCTTTTTTCCAATCGGGTAGTTCATTGTAAACTTCTTTAGCGGCAGCAAATGTATATTGGTCTGACTTCAATTCATTCTTCAATTGCTCGAAAAATTTGAATGTGGTAATATAACCGCCTTCTACATCTTGCTCTAGAGACCAGTTGTAATAATGGTTTTCAAATCTCCTGTTAAATCCAGGCTTCAACCACTTACGATATAACATACCGAGACGACCAACTGCTTTTTTCTGAGCTGCTGCTCTGTCTGTTACGTTATAGATACCATGCAACCTTTGGTTTACAGCTTTTGCTTTAAGCTTAAATGCTATCATATCATCTTTGGTAAATTCTTTACCGTTAAGATTTTTGATACCGTCTTTAATGATCAAACGATTATTCTTTACTTCAAAAGCTTCATACATCGGTATCTCTTTACCGTTTGCATCAAGAACTTTTTTATTGTGTGCCATTGCAAGTGCCATACGACTTTGCATCTGATGCTCACCAACGTGATTTAAAAAGAATATTGTAGAACTGTCAAACATTCTACCCCATCTGTTACGGTCAGTATTTACACTACGTGTTCTGCTTTCATGGTCTTGTAAAACATCAAATTTTTCAAGAAATAATCTAAGTTTATTTGACGATTCTGTTTTTCCTATATCTCCTGAAAGACCTAAAACGCCATCCTTTGCTTGCCAATATGCTTTACGAGCAAAATTAAGATCATCTTGATTTACATATTCTTTAGCAAATGCTTCTTCACGTATTAGAACATTACCTAATAGAACGTTAGAGATACCTGAATAAACATTGAATGCAAGACCGTTTATTGCAGTATACTTGGCAAGAGCATCTGCTGCTTTTGCTACATCAATACCCATTAAAGAACCTTCATTATCTTTAAGTTCTCCATAAAGTATCATATTCATATAGTCAGTATATCTTTCCAATGCTCTACCGCCAGTAGACTCTAATGCACCATTCTTACTAAAGACTTTTCTTTCTGCTATAACATCCCTACCTATTTCAACTATGTCTATAACTTTAGTAAGTTCTTTGTGTCGTGTAGCCATGTCAGCAAACATTATCATATTGGCTGTAGTGTCCATAGAAAGATCGGACATGTTTTCCAACTCGTTTGTATAGAATATAGGAATCTCCTTTATAGGATTACCAGCTTCGTCAGTACGTGTACTACCAAAAGCAGTATCATCTTCTCGTCTAACAAAAGCATCTCTAAGTGCTTCAGGCAATGTTCTTTTAGGATCTGTTTTTATTCTTTCAACAAGGTCTTTTCTTATTTGAGGGGCTAACATGCTTATAGCAATATCATCAGGCATATGAGAGGTAAGCTCTTTTTTAAGCTTCATTATAGTATCATAATAAGCTTTTTGATCCTTGGTCATTTTTGCAAAAGCATTGTTTCCGTAAATAGATTTTTTAGGTGTAGAAAATTCTCTTCTGTATGATACGTTACCCATTATATCTTTTATGTAACGTTCATTAAACCATTCGGTATACATTTCTGCAGCCTTTGCTTTCTGTATTGCTATTTGTTTTTTGTCTCTTTTTTCGGTAACAATACGATTGTAAATCTCTTCTCTTTTTGCTTTAGCAATTTCTTTCCATTGAGGGTTAGGGTCAGTATTTGCAGCAAACCATTTACCAATTTCTTGATTGTAATCGTTAAGTTGTGCTGCATCTAAAGTGTTTTTAACAGCATTGTTGGCATTTACTATTTGATTTTTAAGATTGTTGTTTCCTATATTATTTTTTACATATTCTTTTTTATTCTCTAAAAATCTTATACTTGCTTCAACAGATCCAGAATCAGATCTTTTAGGGATTCTAGTATAATCATATGGTGAGATTACTGCAGTGTTCTTTTCATTGATGTCAAATGGCTTTACTTTTCCTGATCTTATATTTGCTATCTGATCATCAATTTTGGAAACGATACTATCAATGTTAGCATTTGTAGGAACAACCCACATTCCATATCTAGCATTCAATGAAGAGAAGAAATCATCTTTTGCTTCATCAAATTTTGACTGATTAAATTCTGTTATAAAAAATCCTGTAGGCTTACCGTCTTTCATTTCGTACATGAAATCAGTATTTGGATTACCAGATTTTTTAAGTTTAGCGTCAGCCTCAAGAAGATCTTTCATTATTTCATCAAGATCAAAAGCTGCTTTTTCAATATGCTGCTTTACAAGTCTATCTGTAAGACCTAAAAGATCATCAGTACTTTCAGCCATAGAATCAAACCATCTTCTTATGAGTGGTATATCACGATTTGTAGACTCAGCATTTTCCATAAGCTGAGTAATCATTTCGTTTACTTTGAAATCAGCATCAGGCTCACCTTCAAATCTTCTTTCAAGAAATGGTCTGAAAGAACCTATGAATATACTTTTTGAATATTTATCATAGTTTGTTTTCATAGAGGTCATACCTCCCATAATATTATTTAAAGACTGTATGACTTTATCCATTTGTTGAATACGGGCATTTTTAGAAATACCAGTTTCATCATATGAGTTCGGGTCTTCCCTCATCAAAATATTTCTATGCTCTATTGTTTCAGAAAGCAATGATTCAACTATAGGACGATATGCTTCTATGTAGTTTTTTAAATCTCTCATTGTTCCACCGAACTCACCAAGATTTTCATCATAGACACCTTCTTCAAAACCTGCTCTTACAGCAGATATTCTATCGATCAGCTGATTAGCTTCAGCTTCAGCGTTTTCAATAAAATAGATTATACCTTGAGTAGTAGCATTTTCATTAAGAGCATTTAGCATTTTTCCTCTTAGCTCTTTTTTCTTACCTACATATGTACCTCTTTGCCTGTGTAGTTGTATTTTTTTATTGATAGCAGATATAGAATCTTTCAATTCTTTATGCATGCCATCATAGATCTTACTGTTATTAAAGTCTTCAGCATTCAACTGAAAGAAAGTTCCCTTTTCTGTAGCTTTGTCAAGCTCCTCTTTAATTCTACTAGAGTCTTCAAGAGCCTCTGTAGCAATCTGATCAAGACCTTCACGAATACGTCTTTCTTTTGCTTTGTTTCCAAATACAAATAATTGTTTAAGTGCATTCCATAATTTCATAAGCATGGATTTTTCGGCAGGTGTTACTCCGACAGCTTTATTTATAAGCGAGTCAGTAAACATCTTACCTACTATCTCCATACGAACTTTGTCCATATCTCCGTCATACTCATCAATGTACTCTTGAGAGTATTGTTGCCAATAAGAGGTGCTTTCTATATTATTAAGAGCATCCTGTATTCTAGGGTCATTCTTAAGAGCAATAGTAATGAAGTGACCGACCTCTTCAGGAAGTGTATCCATACGTGCAGCACCTTCTTTTACAGCAATACTTTTACGTAAAAGGTCTGCTACTGCATTTGCACGTAAAGGCTTTTTATATTTTTTCTCATACCACTCCTTGTATTCTCTAAAGTCTACCAGATCAATACCAAGATCGTGCATGATCTTTTTCATCTTACCATCAAGCTCAGAATCAGGAAGACGTTCTTCCATAGTATTTATCTGCCTATAGTTAGCACTGAAAGGATTGTATTTTCTACCGTTCTTAGTAATAAAGTAACCGCTTCCTGTACGTGTAGGCTTGAGACTATAACCTAGCTTTTGAAGTTTCGGTCTTAGTATACCAGGATTAATTTGAGAACTAAAGAAACCTTGGTTGTTTGCATTATACTGCATTGCAAGTTTTCTAACCTCTCTTGCATTAGATTGAAAAAACGCAGGCTCTTGTTTAACTTCAGGAGCAGATGGAGCCATAGTTGACGTATCGAATGCAGATATTTCAGATGCTGTAGGAAATTTTTCTACACCGTTTAAATCCTGCCACAAAGAAACTTTAGCCATTAATATCGCAGGAGGCATTGAGACTTGAGGTACAAGCTTTTTAAAAGCAGGACTATTTATATTTACACAATTGTTTGCCATTTTATTATTTTAAGCAGTGCATTAACTTTTCTTGTTCAGCTCTTGAAGCAGCATTAAATTCATCCATTGAAAGTAAGAAAGGACTATCAAGATTATCATTGATTGTTTTCAATTGTTCTTCTGTAATTGTCAATTTAGATTGCTGCATATCAGAAGGTTGTGCTTGAACAGAATCTCCTAACTCAGTTGCTAAATTACCAAACATTGCTTGGGTATCTCCTGTAACTTCAGTTCCTGTTTCGATACCAGAAGGTAATTCTTCCTCTACTGTTGTTACCTCTTCAGATACTCCAGCATTTTTAGATGATACCATTACAAGCTTGTCAGTAGGTCTTGACACAGCAACATATAGAGATTGGTTTTTAGCTTTAATAGATCCTCTATTGGAAGGTCCCATAATGTTGTCTTCCATAGTATATACATTTTTATAAGTAGATCCTTGTGCCTTATGAGAAGTAATAGCATAACCGTGTTCTAAGTTTGCAAACTTTGCTTTTAAACCATATGCTAATTGACCATCTGTTCTGAATAACTTAGATACTTCGTTATTAAAATGGTTTCGACCTTCTTCTGAAATAACCATTATATTCTCTAATATTTTACCATCTTCATCTTTAAGAGTGAGAGTTTCTACATTAAATTCACCTTCAAAAGATCTGCTGCCTTTTGCTTTAGAGTAAACAGTTACTTTTACTCTTACGTTTTTAGGCTTTGTAGCATCAAGTATTATAAAGTCTTCGCTATTGTGAAAAATAATGTCTTCACTGTCTCTACTGTTTTCAGGATTGTATGAATCATAAGCAGTCATAATTTCCCCAGGAATAAACCTTTCTGTGTTTGCTCTATCTCCAAATAGCTTGGCTCTAATTTTTGCATTAAGAGACTTAACACTTTGAGAATTGTCATTATTCTGGTTATTGAAAGTTACGATCTTAACATGATTTACATCCTCATTAGCTTCATTTAAGTCAGTTATAAAATCATTTAAAGCTTTCTCTTCACTGGATTCCCATAAAATTTTTGATCCGCTTACAGGGTCTACACTGTTCACTCTATCTGATTCTTGAATAGGATTAGCAACTCTATTTACATCGTTCTCAGCATTTTCAGCAATTTTAGTACCTATACCTATAATAGGTGAACCAGCAGCCTGACGCATTTTTTCAGTAAGCTCATAACCTTTAGCATCTTTAAACGCTATACTATCGGAGTCTTGCCCTACAGGTGGTAACTGAGCTGGGTCTCCCATAAATATTATTTTACTTTTAGAGTGAGAAAGCTTTAATATTTCTTCATACATCTCATCAGAAACCATAGATGTTTCATCGATTATAACAAGATCATAAGGCTGTGTCATAGGAAAATCACCGCTTCTTCTTGCAAATTCATCTGCTTTAAATTCACCAGTTGTTTCATCCAGCTTAATAGCTAATGCAGAAGCAATTGTTTTAGTTTGTACTTGTGTACGATCAGGATACTTACCGTTGGTCTTTAAAGATTTGTCAAGAACTTTTTTAGCTTTATGAGAAGGTGCTATAGCAAGAACTTTTGCAAAACTGTACCCTTCTTTATTCTGACCTAATGTTTCAACAATTTTCTTTATAATGGTTGTCTTACCTGTACCACCCTTACCTGTAAGCAAGAATGTTTTTTCACCAGACTCTAAGAAATCAACAATTTGATCAATTGCTTCTCTCTGACCTTTGTTTGCAAATACTCCAGGGAAAAGTTCATATATAGTATCACCTTCTTCTTGTTGAAGTGTTACAGGCTCTACAGTAGGTTGTACTTCCTCTGCTATAGGAGCTTCTGCCATATTGATGATCTCATTTATAGTATTGATGGTCTGCGCTTTAACATTCATGTTTATTGCAGCCATTTCAACACCGAACTGATCAAGAGTATTTCTAAGCTCCTGCTTTACTTTTGTTTGCTGTTCTGGTGTCATTCTTTTGAATGCTATAGCAAGAGGGTGCGTAGGATCAACAGGAGCAGACGTATCATAATTATGCAAAGACTCAAGAATCTCACTATTTGGATCACCAAGAAGTTGACCTACTGCAAAGCCTAACTCTGAAGCTGATGCAGTCTCAGTTGCTTTTAATTCAGGAGTTGACTTTGTAACATAATCACCAATACGTGATATCATAGGTGCTCCAGTTCCAACAAGACTAAAATCAGTTTCAATTATTTCATTTTTAATTCCTAATCTAGGAACTTCAACATAAATAAAATCTCCTGTATCTGGATCTTTACCCGTATGTTCCAACAAAAGTGTACGAGTAATTTCTGAGATAGGCTCCTTATATGAAATTTTTATGTATTTAGAAGGTTTTCTTTTCTCAATAGGACTCTTTTTTTGTTGAATAATCTCCTCCAATCTATCTGATAAAATAACACTTTCAGGAGCTACTTGTACGGCTATATTGTTGTTCTTATCTCTGTATGGAGGTGTTGTATCTTTTCCTAATAACATGTTAGGAATAGGAAGCGTAGTAAAGAAGTTTCTTACAACTTGAGCTGTAATGTCCGGTATTATAGTTTTGACCTTATTTACATCATCGTGAATTTTTTCAAATTCTTTTTTCAGATAATCAGTATAGCTAATATTAGGATCTTCATGCATTTCAGATATGAAGCTTGTAGGTATAATATCAGAAAACGAAGAAGATCCGTAAACATAACCAGAATGAGCAAAGCTGTATTTAGCAAGCTCTAAAGCAATTTCTCTTTCTGTTTCATCACTTGATTCCAACATTGAGGTCCAGATATCTCTGAGTTCCTGCTTATGTGTATCAACAAGACCTGATGTATTAAACGTTAAAATATCAAACCCGCTTAATTCTTTAGATGGTTGTACTACAAATCTATTTAAGAATAGTTTATAAGGACTGTCTGGGTTATCAGAAAGATATGTATTTATTTTAGAAGGTAATTCTTTAGATATAGAAGAAAGGACATCAGGAGAATGTGAGATATATCCTGAACCTATTACTGTAAGTATAGCTCTATAGATAGTATTCTTTTCTTCAGGTCTCAAAGATGTTTTTTCAGACATTGATTCGATCCAATCTGCAACATTATTGAATATAGATGTTTTATCAGCATACGGAATACCTGTGACTTCTTCTACTATTTTATTAGCCTCTTCTACAGCATATCTATAAAACATTCCTGCATAAGGTACAGGACTGCCTTCTTTCATAAATTCTTCAAAGCCTGATAATAGCTTAGTTCCTTTATCATCTATTATTTCTTCACCTTTTTCTACAGCCTTTTTATATTTATTTTCAATAGATATGTTTTCTGCAATAGATGGTTTTACTGAAGCAGATACAGAATCAAATCTCATGGCTGCTACAGTAGGTTTTAAAGCATCACTGTTAGGGATGACTCTATTTGTTAAGTAATCTATAACAAGCATCGAGTCAGACAATTGCTTATCAGTAAGATCTGATACTTTCTTACCTTCACCTCTAATAAGATCAGCTATACTTCCTGTATAGTCAGATGCGTTCTCGCCTTCATTAGCAATATCAAAAGTTAATGTGTTAGCGTATCCTTTCTTTTGATATTCTTTGTATTCGTTGTTTATTGTATCAGCATCTTTATCTTCTTTCTCACCTCTTTTGACCAACTCATTGAATAAATTTCCACGAATATTGGCTAAAACAGCACTTACTGTAGCTGGGTCAGACTTTCCACCTCTATTCAGTCTATCAATAAGTTCTGTTACAACAGGTGTACTTGTAACGGCAGTAGCTGTTTCTATAGGTACACCTACTCTTACCATTGTAGATGCCCAATCAGATGTTAATTTTGTAACATTCAAAAACGAGAATACAGGATCACTTGCATTATCAACTGCTGCAGCAAGAAACTCTGCGAGAGCATTTGTAATACGAACACCACCTACTACAGGCTTTGAAAGCGATGCTAATCCTCTCCTACCATTTATATCCATGTTATTACCAAAAAGGAAATTACCATGTACAGTAAGCATTTGGTTAGCATTATGATTTGCAAAGATTCCGATAAGACCATTACCTGTCATATTTCTAGTAAAGATCTCTCTTCTTGTAGATGGTAACATAGGATTCAATGCTCTACCAGTATCAGGTCTTAACAACTGAACACCATTTGCCATTTTCTTAAGCGTATTAAAGTTGCCTGGTCGCAATTGGTCTTCCGTAATGTTTCTTGACGATAGAACAGTGTATGCCATATCAATAATCATATTGTCTCTGGCTTCTTTGCTATCCATACCTGAAGGAACTTTTTCAAGTTCGTAATTCTTTAACTCGTCTTTGAGTTCTTCTACAAGTTGCTTTTTGGTTTTACCTCTTTTAAGCTCGGCTCTTACTTTTGCAAGCGCATTATCATAACCTTCAGGCTTTAGCTCTGAGTTATACATTGTAAGAATAGCTTTCAGCTTTTTCTTAGCAGTAAGATTTTCACCTTTTAAAGCAGAGTAGGTAGACTCATTTATAGATTTTATTTCATCAATAGATGTTTTATCTATGTAGGTCTTTATAAGATTTGCTGTATTCTGATCTAGAACAAATGAATATTTTGGATTTATAGTATTTATCTTTTTACCTACAAGATCATCTACGAAATCAACAATAGTTGATTTATTATCATAACGAGTTTTATAAGCCTGTGCCTCTTCATTATTAAGTTGATCCTGCAATTCAGGGAACTCTTCTAAAGCTTCAGGGTACTCTTTTAATATAGCTTCAAGCTCTGCCTTTCTTTCTTTGTTGTTGTAAGCTCTTTTAACGCTATACATCATACCGAACAACTTGTCAATATCAAAGTCAAGACCTGCAATGGTAGTAATCTCATCAGGCAGTATTATCTGACCACCAGCACTTGCTGGCATGTATCCGATTACTTTAATATGAAATACTGAATAGAAATCCTCAGTAGGAATACGATAGAAGATTCCTTTTTTAACATCGTCAGGAACATTATTTACATCTATGATACCGTTTTCATCAGCGTAACGCTCAAGTCCTTTTAAGTGAGCAGGAAGCAGTGCTTCATAATGATTGATACTTCTGTCTTTATTGAATACAATCTTAGGCTTCCTGAGACCTTCAGAATTATTTTTATCAAACCCATAAGATGTAGTATTGAACACAGACATACCAGCACCTTTTGAAGTCCTTTGCTTTGTAATTCTGTTTTTAAAGAAAGAATAGATCATTGCCTCAACTCTTGTGGCAATGTGAGGATGCCACATAGGTAAGACAGTTTCATCCTTATTCTCATCTAACCAATCAAATGCTTCTTCAATATCTTCACCAAGCTCTCGATTAACCGCTTCTTCCTGTAATGCACTTAGAAGTCTTTCTTTATTTACCTCACCATTTTCATCATAGAATATTTTTTTCAGTTCCTCATATGACTCTTTAATGTTAAGAGCCATAGCTTCTTGATACTTATCAAATATCTCGTGACCATACACCTCACCTTCTGGTGTTTTATACAGTCTATCAAGATCAATATTCATAAGGATCTTACGAAGCTGAGTACCAAATAGAATATCAGTATCAATGTGGTGTTCAGGAGTAGCTTGCTGAATACGGAACTCACTATTGTTCATAGTAATTACGTTTTCAGATGAGATGCTACTTATGTTATCTTGAACATTATAACGACCTACTTTGACTGCTGATGTAAACATTATAGAGTCTGTAACTCTATTAGCAGCATCGTAACTCCAAGTACCGTTCGCAAACGTATAACCCATCTTCTCCATCATCTCTTGGATCTTAGGGTTTCCTATAGCCATTTCTGGAGTAAGAAGCATTTCTGCATTCTTATGCATTGTGGTAACCATTGTTTTTGTACCATCTGCATGCTCTATTTGATTTTGCACATACTGGAAAGGTTTGATCGGATTGAATACTATAGCAGCATTGGTAGGTAATGTCTCACCATTCATTATAGCATTAAATACTTTTTGCTTTTCATCACTCCATTGACCTGTACCTAATTGTATATCACGAAACCTTACAATATCAATCCAAGTTGCACCATCTGTGTTATTAAGACCTCCTTTATTAGGATTATTCGGATCGTCTTCTATTCCATATGCTGTACGTATGTTCTTATTACCATCCCCTTTAAACAATTCAGAAATAGCATTTTTATGCTCTGTTCTTATTTTATTAACTTCAGTAGGATCTTGAACATAAGAAACATTGTACGTAGGTCGAACAGAAATTACATTCCCGTTTCCATCATTGTATTTTGCATTAGGGTTAACATTGATATAGTCTCCAGGTGACCATATTCCTTTGGCACGTTTGTATACATCTACAACATCAACCTTACCTTTACCTTTAAATAAAGCAGGGTCTCCATTAAAGGTCATCATAGTCTGCATATTCATGTAGATATTATTCATTAAATATCGCATGATATTGCCATAACCTTCTTTACCTCCAATAAAATTGCTATCAATTACACCGTTAGGATCAGTAAGATATATGTTATTTTGTTTGTCTTTTGTTTCAATTAAAACGCCATCTTCAAGAAGTCTATTGTATTCAAGCTGTGCAAGTTTTTCAATTTCATTTTTTACAAGCTTTTCGAGAGTACCTTCTTTAGACAGATCTTTACCATTCAAGAAAGTAAACAACTGAAAATTCGGACCATTTGCGATCATTGAATCTGTCAATGTATCAGTGGTTCCGTTTGCAATCATCTTCTTCACAAAGTCAACACGCGCTTTTTCTTGCTTTGCAGTTTCAACAATATTCTTTAACGCCTCTCTTTCACTAAGCTTTTCACTTCTAAGGAAAGCAGCAGATGTAGAATCAGCAAATACAGGCATCATAAAATAGCCGTAGTTTGATTCTTTCTTATTTTTGGCTGCACCTTGTATATTACTGAAAGCATTGATATTAACTGCCTCAAGTTCTTGAGGACTAAGATCTTTATACTCTTTTGAGAATTTCTCACCTTGCTTTCTAAGTCCATCAAAGACAACAAACTTGTGTGCCTCTCTAAACTTAGCATCGCTTTTCATTCTTTTTAAGAAAGGAGAGTCTGCATAGAAAGGATCTTCCATTAGAGTATCTATAAACTGATGCCCACCATCTTGATCAAGAGATTGTCTCAGGTTATTCAAACGTCTGAACATATATCTTGATTGGAGGAATGAATAGATCATTTCTCCAGATGCACTTTTGAAAGAAGGCTGATACATGTTATCCTTTATGGATACAATTGCTTCAGCCATATTTTCTACCGACTTGTAAGACTCTATGTCCTCATTGAAAAATGGGTCTTCACCTTTTTGCAAAGTAGACAGCATCTTAGAAAAACCTTTTTCTTCGCCTACACCTGCAAATAGTTTAAATCTTTGAACACCGTATTTTGAACTTTCTTTAGGGCTGCCGAATAAAGCATCAATCTCAGAATCTGTCAAAGGTATTCTTAAGTCTTTTATTATCTTTTTTATTTGCTCAAGATCTTCAGCTTCAAGATTCTCATTGTTTGCAGACTTCTTATACTTATCTACTATTTTAGAGAATGTGTCTACATAACTGTCAATATTCTTAACACTATACGTTCCTTCTGTAGGATTATAATGTACACTATTCTTCATAGAGTACCGAAGGTTATCAATCAGGTCTCTTTTAAGATCTCTTTTATTTGAAAGGAAAGGTGTTGAAGTACCGTCTTCATTGACCTGCATCATCATAAAACCTATGTTCTCACGCTGACCTATGTTTATCCAAAATTCATCTTGTAAGTTGCTATCCTCTTGAAGTGTTTTATATATAACGTCATAGTTTCCTTTTAAATCAACAAGATTTTTTAGCTTGTTCATCATATCTTCAGATGATCTAGCACCACTGATACTATGTATAAGGTTTGCCTTAACGTTATTAGGATCTTCATATGTAGAGTATCCAGCAAACAATTGGTCTGAGTATACACTTGCAAAAAGTCTATTTGCCTTTTGATTGAACTTTTCAAAAGAACCTATAAACTTTTCTTTGACCATCCAGTTTTCTACAACATTTTCATCTTGCATTAGAAGGTCTGCATCACCTTCAGTAAAATCACTGTTTGATGCTTCTTCGCTATATATATTATATTTTATTCCGTAGTTGGAAAGTGATGTAACAAGCTTTTTAATGAAAGGAGTAAACTTAAGATTATACTCACCTGTTCCAGGATCGTCAGATCTTGTGGCAAGAGTATCAAGAGTTCTTCTCAGTTGGCTTTCCTCCTCTGGAGAAAAATCCCTTTCTTCTTCAGGAAGTAAAGAATCATCTGAAAGTGCCTTATACTCCATTCTGTAGAACTGCTCGTAGATACCTTGTATAGTGAACATAGGATCTTTTGAAGATTTACCCCTCTTAAATATTTCCTGAAGAGTTTCTTTATCATCCAGACTTCTGAGACGCTCGTTGTATTCAATTGTTTCTGCGTCAGTACCTTCTTTTTGTAAATACGTATCTCGGTAATTAGGAAGTACAGTATTTATAATACTACCATTAATAAACCTCTTAGCTGCAATCTTTTCTGCTGGATTTAAGAATCCGTCTTGAGCACTCTTTACACGCTTGAATCTTGTGATATTCCTTTTAAAATCAATATCACCTATTCTTCTAATAATACCGTTGTTGTAAAGACCTCTGCTTGTACGGTACATATAGTCATTCATATTAGCAGAACCGATGCCGTAACGTTCTCCTGCTATACGAATAAGATGCCATAGACGCTTAAAGAAATCAGCAACTTTTGCAGGAAGAGTATCGGCGATCTTACCTTCTGTCATCTGATACTCCATGAACACATCTGACCAATGTTCTTCTATATTGATATCACCTTTTGCAAACGTTTCACCAAGCTTGAGTATTTCGTTACGCTCTTTTTCAGTAAGCATAAGATTAAACACAACGTGGAATGCTTCATGGTAAGTAGTTCCCTTGGCTGCATTACTCTGAATGAATACAGAAGCGTTGGTAAATAGACCCCATAGATCAGGACCTCCTTTACCTGCTATCTCTTTAAGATCTTTAAGAACTTCAATAGGAACGTTAGGGTAATGCTTTTTAAACCATGCAAGCTCTTCTTTTTCATTCCACTGCTCATAATCTTCTTTTGCCTCTGCTGTACGCTTTCTATCTTTACCTGGTCTTCGTGTATTATTTTTAGGAGGAGAAGGTGGAGGTGGAGTTTTAGGTTCTGCAGGTTGTGTTGGTGGTGTTGGTGGTGCAGTAGGTTGTACAGGTGTAGGTACTTCTCCTGCTTGTTCAAGTATTTTATTTATTAAAGCTTTTGCTTTAATTTCTTTTCCTATGCTAGTATTATTTAAAGATATAACACGACCATCTGACAATACTGCATATTTAGTAACCTTTCCTTTTCTGTCTGTTAGTTGTACATTTCTTACAGTACCTTGAGCAGTCTCATATTTTACAAGTACTTTATTTTTAACAGTTGGATTTTCTACAGGATTACCATTAGCAAATGTCATCTCACCCGTCTGAGGGTTGTATGTAATTTCAAACTGGTTTACCTTAACTGTTGTCGTAGGTTGTGCTGTAGCAGTAGGTGCTTCTTGAAGAGAGTTATTAACTTCAGCAACAAGATCTTTAAATGCTTGCTTTACTTTAGATCCTTCATTATTAGAATAAGTTTCTCTACCACTATTTAAATATTCAAAATTATATTCTTTTCTTAATTCTAAACCTTTTTCTTTACTTAATGCTTCTCCAGTGGGATTTTGTAAAGCAACAGTATTTCCAGTTATTTCATTTGCAAAATCATTTAAATTTCCAAAATTAGAATCTATAAAAGCTCCGACAGAAGCAAGAGCAGCAGAATTATTATAGGATGCCATTTCGACACCACCAATTTTATTTATCCATGTACCGTTGAATCTTGCATCTGCCTCTATACCTAATACAGGATAAAAAACACCTTCTTGTAAAGCTTTTTTACCTTTACCTGTAGAGCTATAGAATGTAACAGGAACACCATTAATTTTTACTTTGACAAAAATTCTTTGCCCTGCTCCTGTTAATATATTATCTCTATATTCTACAAACTCAACTTTTTGACCGTTTACATTAAAAGACTTTCCCCTTAAAGATTCTGCATGTGCTAATGCATCTTCTACAGTATTAAACCTTTTTTCTGCAGGATCTACTTTTTTATTTTCTTTTGCTGCTTCTAAATTTTTCTTTTGAGAATCAGTCAAAACATTTTCTACAGGAGTAGTAGGTGTAATAGTCGGTGCTGCTGCAGTAGTAGGTGCTGTTGTAGCATCACTAGTTTGTTGTGCTGATTGTTTAGCCTTAAAAGCCTCAACTCTTTCTTTTACTTTTAATATAGGAGCATCTTCGACTACTTCATATGTAGCCAAAGCTCTTTTAAAAGCACCTCTTAAAACTTCTTGAATTGCTGCTTCTGATTCTACACCATTAAGCTTTTTTGCTTTACGTTGTGCCTTTGCTAACGCAATTTTATTTTTTTCTTCTTGTGTTAAATAAACATGCGAACCACCCCTGCCAATAATCCGACCTTTACTATCTTTTTCATTAAACTCATTATCCATTGGAAATGCGATTTCATTTCCAGCACTACCACTATATTCAGCCTTTCTTTTACCATCTATAACTTCTTTGATTCTAGCAATTCTGTCTGCAAAGAAAGTTCTAACAAGTGGCATAGCTGTAACCTCTGCTTCAGTAATAGGATCACTAGTTTGTTGTGTGGTTGTAGTAGGTGCAGGTTGAGATGAAGTAGGTGCATTATTCAAATTAAGTTTTACACGAGAACCAAGAGTCTTGAATGCTTCAGGTGAAATGTCAATCTTTATTCTACCCTCATCAGCCATTTGGCGATTGTATTCAATACTGCTATTTATCTTTTTAGCATCAACACGCATTGCCTTAGAAAGAGCAAGCTTTTTAATTTCAGCCATAGACATAGCTTCGCTTACTTCATTCGGACTTGTTGTTTTCTCTTTGAATACTTCTGAGAAATTACCTGTTGCTTTATTGTATTGAATGTTAAAAGCAATGATACCTTCAAGATCAGAATTTATATTATCCTGAAGTCTTTTTATTTCTTGATCGTTTTTGGCTTCCTTTATCTTGGTCTCAAACTCTTCAAGAAGATTCATTACCTCTTGTGTAAGTTTTTCATTACTTGATAATGGCATTGCCTTCATATATGCAGGTAGGTACAACCCACTTGCAGAACGAATAAACATTACAGTTTGACCAGGGTAATTACCTAATAATGAATTAACGTCCCAAGTGGTCTGTATAGAAAAGCCGTAATTGTCTTTGAATATTTTTTCACCACCGTTGGTGCTGATTTTAACTTTACCGTCTTTGTCTCTACCTATTACTGTTCCAAAGAAAAGAGGTTCTTTCTCTTCATTTAGTATTTCTCTTGGAGATAGATTAAACTGTTGGGTTCTATTGTACTCACCATTTGTCCGAGAATCAATTGTTACATCGGATTCAAAATTGAATACTCCAGATGTTTGACCGCTTTCTAACCATGCGTTATACATCTCTTGACGCATAGCAGCAATCTTCTTAGCATTCTCAGTTTGAGGATTTTCTTCTACAGCAGGAAGCATTCCAACCGTATACTCCTTACCTTCATGCTCAACTACTACAGCTACAAGACCTTTGACTGCTCCGTTCTGACCTTTAGAATTAAGATCAGAAGGGTTGAAATCATAGTCAAGAAGATACCTTAATGTGATCTTCTTACCTGTAAGTTTAACATCAGGGTTATTAAGAATCCTAAAATCACTAGCATTCATAAATGGTTCTGATACACCATTCTTTGTAATAGTATTATATCTGTGAGCGATAGGTTGGTTATCAGATTCTCTTAGAATATAAGGACCAGGGGATTCGTATTCTTCACTTCCTCTGAATGGAGCAAGTTTTACATCTCTGCCGAGTTTTTCACTAAGTATGTCTTCTAATGCTTCTGGTGTAAAAAGTGTTTTAGGACTAACATCTTCTATTCCTGTTATAGTAACCATACCTGTATCTTCATCATATGTATATAATGCGTACTCATTAGATCGCATTATAGAAGCATCGTTACTATTGTAATCAATAGTAGTATCTACATTACCAGCTGTAGATGGACTACCTCCAGAAGGTTGTTTTACATCAACAGGTGCACCCCCTGCAGTATCTACATTTGTAGATCTTTTCTTTTGTAGATCAGAATACAGTTCGTCTACGACTTTTCTAAACTCAGCATTGTTGGCGTATTTATTAGCAAATGTTTCACCGTTCACAATACCAGATACATCACCTCCAGCTTCAGCTATTTTTGCTAGGTCATTCTTTAGAATAAGACTGCTTTGATATCTCCTTTTGATATCATTGTCTTTGGTCTCATTGTTAGTAGGTATAGGTGCGATCTCAGAAGCAGCGTTTGTAAGATCATCGATCTTTTGTTGCACTTTCTTTTTACCTTCTTCAGTAAGAGAAGGGTTTTTCAATATGGCTTCAAGTTTAGAAAGAGGTGTAGTATGATTGACAGCATCAAGAGATTCTTCAAGAGTCTGTTTTTCAAGATCCTTTTTTCTTCTTTCTACATAATCTGGTTGAGACATTTGACCCAACAGACCATCTAATGCAGCATTATGAACACCTAAATTCTCTTGTTGAAATATTAAACTGGCATCTCCGATCTGCTCACTACCGATTACATCACCGAATAATTCTGCACTTACAGGAGTTGTAGGAACTTCTGTAGTAGAAAGACCTTGTTTTTTTAGGTTTTCTTTTGCTTTGGCAATATTATCTTCAGCTTTCTTTATTCGATTGTCAAACTCTGCTATAGTAGCATCATAAGCCATATCGTCTTTATTGTTTTTTTCGTAAAGCTTTTTAGAATCTTTTAGGATATCAAGCCGTGTTTGATTTTCTTTTAATGTAAACTGGTCTTGAGTCATTCCCTCTAAAGCTTTCTTTTTAGCAATTTCATATTTTGCGTCAACCTTAGTTAAGGTTCTTGAAATACTATCCTTATTGAATAATGTTGAAAGCTCATCGGTTTTCTGTTGATCTGTAGTATCAGCATTATCCCATATACGAGAATACTGTTCTCCTATAAAATCGATCTGCTCAAGTATCTCTGCATCTCTAACTCTTTTGTCGGCAATCTCTTCTTGAGTCATATCTCTAGCAAGAAGATCTTCATCAGAAGCTGCAGCCATTTCTTCATAGAAAGTTCTAAGATCACCTAATCTACCAGCTCTTGCATAAGCATATGCCTGTCTTAAAAGACTCGTGTCCTGTACAGTATGAGCAGTAGCTATGTCTCCATTATCAAGTGATTGTACGGTAGCAAGATATGCATCTTCATTTCTTTTCATACCTGAAACAATATCAGCACCTTTACCTACAGCTTGAAACAAACCTCCTCCAAATGCTCCTAAGAACATTGCAGACTGCATTTCAGGATCACTTAGGTAATCACCCATTCTTGTTCCTAAATTCTTAAGTTCTAAGAAAGGTTTGTCACCTACTGCGGAACGCTGTGCTTCTTGTGCTGTTACAAACTGAATACCTTCTTCAGCAGCTTCAGATGCCATACCTCCGATATAATCACCTGCTTTTGCAAGCAAGCCTTTTCTGAACTCTTTATTTGCAACGTTTGCAATACTAGGACCTTTGATCAAAGTCATATATTGAGCAACATCAAAAGCAAGGTTTACCCAGTTTGCACTCCAAGAAGTTCTTGCGGCATCACCAGCTTTGATCTTAGCTTCTTCTTCTGACATTCCTTGATTCATAAGTTCTTGGAATGTAGATTCATATGTTTCAGCAGCCTCCATCGTATTCTCCATATAACGAGATACGACAGCTTGGCTTGCACCACTAGCTATGTTTTGAAGTTTGTTACTACCTAAAGCTTTGTTTACACCACTGATTATCTGAGAACCTTTCTTTACACCTTTGGCAGCTTTAGCAGCTTTAGTAGCTGCATTGATTCCTGCAAGACCTCTTAGACCTTTACCTGCTACACTCAAAGCTTTTACTGCACCGTAAGCAGGTATCATCATAGAAAGTGTTGATACAATTGAATCAGCATTAGTTGCCCACCATGATCCATCAAATGGTGCAAAACCTTCTTGTGCAGACTCTGTTTGGTAAATAGGTGTAGCTTCACGCACAGCCTCTTTACCTTTCTTCATCGCATCAGCAAACCAATTACTAAACTCTTGCTCATCACCTTTCAGGTAGTCACCCATTTGCTCCCAATCAGCAAGATAACTAAGACCTTCAAGAGTGCCTAAACCTATTTCTGTAGCACTTCTGGCAGCAGCTGCACCAAGAAGATCCCAACCGTCCTGTGTTTGAGCAAGCTGTGCTTCTAAATCACGATCAGGTCTAATGTCACGATTAAGCTCTGCATAATCTACATCAAAACTTGTATCCATAACACCTCCTATAGGAGCAGCTTTCGGTGTAGGTCTATCAATAGGAGATAAACGAGGTCTTTCGGAAGGCTCGTTTATAATAGGACTAGCTGTCTGATCAAGCTGCTCTTGTCCTAAAACTTCGGTATCCTTGATTAAAGGAGTAAGTCTTGGTCTTTGTGCCATAGAAATTTTTAATATTATTTAGGTACTACTTCAATAGCATTACTATTGAATCCTGAATCTGCTGCCATTACAGCGAGTGCTACAAGAGCGTCATTTATACCCTCTTGTCTTGATATTGCACTTGCGTTATATGTATTGTTTTTCAACTGAGCAGAACCTCTTAACATGTTTACGTTAAATTGAGAAAGAACATTATTTACAGTCTGCTGATCTACAGAAGAACTTTTAAAAGCATTGTTTAGAGCTGTAGTTATTTTAGAAGGATTGTTTCTATCTGACATGCTCATGCTCTTAAATACATCAACAGCCTTTTTAAAGTTTGGATCTTTAAAGTTACCGTCTGTATCTTTTTCAGTTACATCCCATTGATTCCAACCTCCTCCACCATTTACAAATAGTTTAGAAGCATATTCAATTTGTCGTTGAGGACTCATTGTTTCAATAGGAATAAACTCGCTACCAACTTCAGCAAAACCTATTCGTTGCTGCTGTTCAAAAGTATCATTATTTTTTGTATTAAGCTGGAACATTCCCATGTTATAGCTATCAACTTCATTTGCATTTTTTACAGAAGGGTCAGCTTGGATAGCAGCTTGTTGTTGTGGTGTAGTAAATACTGCATTTTTATCATTGAGATAAGATATAGAAGTTGCAATCTCAGTCGCAACTCTATTTAGATCACTTGCTGGAATATTGCTAAACTTTGCTGCTTCATTACTATTTGCATCAAGATCAATTATTTCTAGCTCACCTGTTTCACGATTGAATGTAGGTATTTTACCTGTAATGTTAAAAGTCTTATCGTCATTCTGTGTCATATAAGTATCACCTCCCAAGATCTCTGTAGCAACTTCTCTTTGCTTATCATTTATAAATATAGATTCTCCTGTATCTGAACCAGGTACAAGAGTCATCGATTTATCTACAATAGCATCTGTATACATAAGCCTTGCTTTTTCAGAGTCTTGCAGCATACTTACAAATTGATCGGTAATATCTACTTGATAAGATTTTACTGTTTCATCTTCTACTGTTACTGTACCCTCTCCGCTTTTTGCTTTGACCTGTTTTTCAAATTTTCCTGTAGCAAAAACTTTGAAGTTTCCGTTTTCATCAGCTCTGTAATCTATTTCGACAGTACGCGGATTAAAAACAAGATTGCTAAAATCTCTATCTTCTCCCAAGATACCTTTTTCTTCTTTAAGAAGATCTTCCATTTCATCAAAATTTACAGCTTTACCGTTTATATATAATTGACCAGCTTCTCTGGATTTCTGTACAGCTGCTGAAGCCAATAGGTGATGTTGTTCATTAGTAAATTTATTATCACCAACAGCGTCTTTATCAAAAAGAAGAAGTTCATTATTGTAATATTCTCTATTACCATAATACTCTTTCATTCCTGCATCAACAGCTTGATTTATTTCTGCTCTAGGATCGTGTCGTTTTTCTACTTCTAACTGTGACTTTTTATTAGCATTTCTAAAAATATCTCCTGCTGTTGAAACGTTTTGCGCTCTTGGGTCAGACGCATCTACAATACCTACAAAAGGGATTGATTTTATTTTATCAAGCTCTTTTATAATTTTATCTCTATGAGCATCGCTTTCAACATTTATTAAACTTTGACGAGGACTTGAAGGAATTGCTCTTCTATTAGGATCACCACTAAAAGGTATTGCTTTTGCAAGTTCTGGATATTTTTGAGCAAATTCATTATAAGTTTCTTCAGTAAGATTTGAAGTTAAGTCATTCAAGATTTGTGTTAAATCTGTATCTACTGATTTAACTAAAGCTTCATCAAGATTTTTTTGAGCTGTTTCTCCTAAAATTATATCACCGTGCTCATCAATGTAAGCTTCTTGTGAAATCTTACCTTCATTTTTTAAATCAGTAAAAGCACTTACTTTTAGCTCATATGCTTTATCAAGAAGTTTTGAAGTCCTTTTAAATTCTTCTTCAACTCTATTATTAATTTGTGCATCAGTAAGAGAACTTATTGCTTTAGCCTTCTTAACACCATCAACTATTTCAAACTCAGTAGTAGAAGTTTTTGTTTTATTTTGAGCTACAACTCTATCACGTATCTTTTTCTTTAATGCTTCATCACGTGCTACAACTGCTTCTGTATCACTAGAAGGTAAAAGAAGTTCCATAAACTCATCTACTCTATTTGTATATCCTGCTGCTTTTGCTACTGCTTCTAAACCTCCTTCAGCAAATTCTGTATTAAGGTCTATATTATTTTTGTCACCTTTTTGAGTCATAGCATCAAGCAAACCACTGCCTTGTTGGTCAGCAGCTACTGCTGCTTTGTCTGCTTTAGTAGCACTTTTAATAGTTGTATTAGGATCAAACATGGTATACTTTTGAACCTCTGTCATATAATCTGCTTTTAATGAGCCAAGATTATAAACTTCACCTTTTTGTCTAGCTTCCTGTTGTTTCCACGCAATAAACTTTTGCATCTCTATAGGAGCATCTGAAAGGTTGTCAAGTGTTGTACCATCAGAACTTAAGTTATCAAGATCTGGAGAAACTTGATCCATAAATCTTCTTACGGTAAGGGACTTATCATCTGTCTTTATAAGACTTCCATCAGGAGCACGAGAAAAACCTTGTTCGATTTTAGCTTTTACAGGATCAATATAATGTGCTTTAAATGCAGCAGATGATCCAGGGTTACTCATAATACCATAGTCAGCCAATGTAGGAGCATAACCTGCCATAATCTGATCTTCAGTAAGACCGAGTGTGTGTTCTCCTGTAGCAGGATTATAAGATTTATGAGTTACATAATTACCATAACCTTCTTGACCTGATTGATTAAGAATAGGTTTCATAAGTTCACGGTCTGCATTTACAAAATCAGCACGTGCATCACTTTTCCAACTAGAAGATAGTTCAGACAAACCTCTGACAGCACCTCTTACATCTCTTGTTTCATAGAAATTGTTTACAAGGCTGTCAAGCTGCTCCTTTCTTTCTTTATTTACTTTAGCAGCGGTTCTACGACCTTCAACAGAAAGACCAGGCTTTATTACAGCATCTGCATATGCTTTACCAATAGCAGTATCTATTTGATCAAACCTCCTTTGTTGATGTTGAGCTAACGCCATCATCTTCTCCATAGGGTATGGATCGTATGTTTGTACAAACTCTCTAGGAGTGTATCGTGTAAATCTATTTATTGCCATAACTTAAGCGTTACTGTATTTATCTTTAAGGTAGCTACCAAATTCATCACCAAACACATTCTCAAACATCTTTTTAACATTAGCATCATTACGCATCATATTGTATTCTCGCAAACCCATTTCTCCTGCTTTACCCATATCATTAAGTATTTGATACCTCATAGTTTGAGCAGCACCTTTATTTGCAGCAGTATCTGCTAACTCCTGCATTGTAATTTGATTATTTAATTGTTGAGCTTGATTTCTGATCTGAGCATTTTGATTAGAAATATTCTCTTCAACACGTGATGTTTCCTGTGCTTGTTTGGTAGCAAGCAATGCTAAAGCACCAAGATCTAATTTACCTTGGTCTCCTGCAGTACTCATTGCTGTAGTATAAGCATCTCTTACATCACGTTTAGGAACAGTAGCATCTAAAAGTGCAGGATTGTATCTTGGATATTTTACTTGATCCCATTCTTCTGCTTCACTTAACGCTCTTCTTAGTGGACCCATGCGTGTAGCGTATGTACCTAAAGAAGATAGTAATCCCATGTAATCCATATTATTAAGATTAGGTACTCTTCTTTCTTTAGGCCTTACATCAGGATTATCAATATTTCCTACAGCTTTAGCCATTGTAGGTTCTACATATTCAGGTGGACCTACAAACGGTGCTTTTGCAGCTGGATCTTCAAAAGGGGCAACCTCTTCACGAATAAACTCATCAACGTTTCTATCTCTAATAGTAGCATCTATTTCCTCCTGTGTCATAGGGTCATAACTTGCTTGTCTTTCTGCTTCTATTTCTGCATCTCTAGCAATAGCAGGTTCTTCAAGCATATTAGCTCTCCTTGTAGGAAAATCTGATTCTAAACTTGCTTCGTATTGATCAGCTAAAAAATTTCCAATTCCATCTGAGTCTATACCTAATCTAGCATAATCTTCTGCAGTTAATTGATTAAGAGGTGTAGATGTTTGAAAATCTTCTGGGTTTTGTCCTGCAGGTCGAATAGCATACTCTTCAGGAATTTGAGTATAATCTATTTCATCATAATAAGGTTCTCTTCTTTTTTCTGCTGGCAGAAATCCAGGCATAACTCTATTATAATCTTCGACTGTCATGTCTTCAAGAGGAATGCTTGTCTGAAAGTCTTCAGGATTTTGTCTTACAGCATCAATAGCATTTATAATACCTTGCTGATCTGTATTTGCATAATATGCAGCTTCTGCGGCAGCTTGTGCTTCAGCAGATTCAAAGCCTCCGAATAATTCATCATTAAGATCTTGTGATGTAGGTTCTCCTAATGCTCTTGCCATATTATCCGTTACAGGATTAATACCTCCTTGGTTCCTATCAAATGTACTTGCAGCTCTGTTATTTCTTGCTACAATACCATCATAACCCCTATCTCCTTCTTCTAAAACTTTTCCCCCTGCTTTTTTAAGTTCAGGACTTGTAGTTATAAGTTCGGCAGCACCAGCAAAATCACCATCATTCAATATTTTCCATAAACCACTTTCTTCTACATTACCAGAACCGTTTCTATAAACAAGGTCTACAATACTATTATATTGGTCTTGAGATAAAGATTCTATAATTTCAGGACTAAGATTATTATTTACTGTATTTACTCTTTCTTGAACAATAGCTTCTCTGATCTCATCAGCTTTTTCTCTTGACATCTCTTTTATAGGAGTGCCGTCAGCTTTCCAGTATTCTTTCCAACTTGGAATACCATTTTTACCAGTAAGCGACCATTTTGTATAACCATAACCTATAGTTGGAGTACCTGAAGAATCTTTATACACAGTACTCCTAAATCCTTCATTACCAACAATGTCGTTAATAAGAGATGGGTTTACACCACCAGTAGCGTAATATCTTTTATTCATTTTATTCATGTTGTGTGCTCCACCTTTTGCAAATCTGTCTGCAACTACAGTAACAGGGGGTACAGCATATGATTTTTGTAATTCATCTAAAGCATAAGGTGTGTCAGGATTAGCTTCGATGGTGTCAAGTAATTCAGGAATGTTTTCTAAACGATCTAAAGCTTTTTGTTCAGCGTTTGCAGGAACTTCCCATCTTTTAGTAAAATATTGTGATGCAGATTCTGGATCATCAAAAGACTTTTTTAAAAATCTTTTAGTTTGAGGTTCCGTCATTGCAAAATCCATTTGTGTTTGCCAATCAGGAACATATTCAGTACCGCTATAATCTAAAAGGTTTTGATATCTTTCACCTTGATGCTGAAACATTCCACCTGCTTGAGGTCTAATAGCATCCAAATATTCTTGTTCCACTGGTAAACCAGCTTTACCTTTTTTATTATAATCCATATAAACATAAACACCATCTGAATTTTTACGAACAAGTCTATCGCTATTTCTACGATGACCTTTTCCTTTAGGAATCATATAGTCACCTTGAACGTAAGGATTGTAATCACTTTCATACTTCATGTTGTTTACCATAGCAACAGCATGAGTTTCAGGAACACCTTTTTCGTAAACTAAATATTTGTAAACATCGTTAGGGTCTACTCTATCGATGTCAGCTAAAGCGTAAGGTCTTTTTTTATTAGGCATCATTTACGATTTTTAGGTATTCTAATGTTTATAGCATCTTTTTTAGCCATAGCTTCTGAGTCAACAAAAGGACTGTTGTTGTGCAACCACCCCATAAAATTTTCTAAATTGCGTTTCTTAGGATCTTTTAAAATCTCTAAAAGAGGTGTGTTTCCAAAATTATAATCAGTAGTAATATAACCATCTTTAACAGCGGCTGCACCTATAAGATTTCTTATAATATCTGGTTCATTTGTAAGTTTAGTAAGCATACCAGCTTTGGCAATATCAGTGCTTCCAACTTTATTGTGATCAGAATAACCTATAGTATGTGACTGTTCTCTAAGATTGTATAAATCTACTAAAGCTTTATATTCTTCGGGTGTCATATCTTTTTCGGTAAATTGTTTATTACCTCCAAGTAAAGTATAAAAATACTGTTCAAGATTAGCTGGCAATATACCAAAATCTGATGAACCTACACCTCTGTTATCAAGAGACATTTGATCACTTGGTAAAACATTTCCGCCAGGTGTTACACTTACTCCTATAGGAGGATCAGTTTCTTTAACACCACCGTTTGCGTAGTAACCGTATACACCTTTTTTAGCTCCACCGTTTTTAAATCCTCCAAAAGCTGAACTTCCACCAAGATCAATAGGAGTATCACCTATTATCATATCTGGACTTTCAGAAGTTACAGGCATATTTGTAAGCTGACCTTCATCCATCATCCAAGGATTACCTTGTTGATCAAAATATTGAGGGTCTAAACTTCCTTGTTCTTCTTGTGGTTGTTTTTGAGGTACACCTAAAGTTCCACCACCAGTAGTAGTAGGAGAACCAGCAATAGGTTGTCTAACGTACTCTTCACCAGCTTTTTCTGCAATCATTTGATCAATTGCAGGTCCTGCCATCTGCTTAGAGCCTTGACGTACATTATGAATACCTTCAAATAATTGCATCCAAGCACCGCCACCCATATACATATCTTTTTGACCAGAAGCACCACCTTGAGCATATTTGTCTTTAGGTAAAGCACCACCTTGTTTACTAAAAAATTGTGTACCGAGATTACTGATAACACCTTCAGATTCTGCAAAACCATAACCGAAAGCAGTACCTGTCATAGTATCATCACCAGCAGCTCTTCTCGTTGCTTCACTTGATCTATATGGAGAATCTGCCATTGCCATTTCACTGAATGATTTACCAGTAAATGCAGATGTTACAGGTGTAAGAAAAATATCACCCATTAAAAGACCAGCTTCTTTCCAAGCAGGAATGTCTTTTCTGTTAATAGTTTCGGATTCAATACGCATTTGCTGATCACCAAAGGCTGTAGTTCGCATTCTATCTTCAGCAGATTCATCCATGTTGTAACCTATCGGACCTCCTGTAGCATACTTAACACCACCATTCTTTGCTTGACCTTCATCATACATATTACGAAAAGGATCTATACCTTTCTCGTTTACAGAACGTTGAGCATGTGTAAGTGCTTGATCTCTAGCTATTTGATCAAACGTTGCTAAAGCAATTGGATCATCTTCAAGCAGTCTATCATTACGATTTAGCTTCTTGTACTCTTTAGCAAGAAAATCTCCTTCTGGAGATTCCTTGTCAAAAATGTACTCATTTCCTAATGTTCCAATTTTGACAGCGTATTCCCCTCCTTCGACTTCGGCTCCTTCGGTATAATCTATACCTCCAAGCTCGTGGGGCATGCCTTTGAAAGACTTCAATTCCATGATTACAAATATAATTTATTAAGATTCATTTGTCAAGTACGTTTTTATAATATTACTTAAGAATCCTTCTAAAAAGATTCATTATATAGTGTAACCTGAACTCTTTATCGTTGTTATTTAAGAACTTGAATTTTTGCTTTACGTAGTGACTACGTATTCTGTTCTTACTATTCTGAGCATATGTGATCGCATGCTTCCATTCTCTCATCAAACGCTTGAACACCGTGCGTACTCCAGTTGTCTGATAAGTATTGTATATCTCAGCAGACGAAAAAGTTTCGTCTGATGCTTCAGTACCATTAGGGTTAAAGACTTCTGTAAACCATCTGATATTATCAAATATCTTGGTTACAAAAGGTTCTTTATTTACAGTAATTGTTATTGACGATTCAGAAGGATCATTATCGTAGAATACACCTCTATCACCTTCCTCATGTATATACAGTTTTGAAGCTGTTGTAGGTGATGTCAGTTGAGGTTTTGGAGATATGATGTGCTTTTTATCATTGATGTACATAATTGGTTTATATGACCTATAAGAAACAAAGGTGTTCAGAGGTTCGCTATACGCAAGCGTATACGAGTTGTCATTATCTATTAAAGTAAAATCACCTTTTGAATTATAAATTGTAATAAGAAACTCTTTGTTTACATAATCATATGTTGATGTTATTCCTCCAATATTTGTAAGTACTGATACATAAGGGGCATCGTAGTTCAAAAGGTTATCTCTAGTATTTGCATACAACCAATTGTTTATTTTAGACTCTGTAATATTCATTATTCCTTGCTGTGCATACATATAAATAGCACCATCTTTTGAATCAAAGAATATTACACCGTTAGGTGATACGGCAAAACTGAATTGATGCCAACTACCTATGGTCTGAGATACATAATCAAATCTTGGAAGTACTCCAGATTGACCTAAAATAATACCTGAACCTGCTTGGTCATTTATTACAGCTCTTTCATTTACAGATGGTATACCGAAACCGTATTTTTGCCAAGCCATCATTGTACCGTTTCTATTTATAAGCTGTCTGATTTCACCAAGATCACCTTGTATATCTATATATTTTTCATTATTGAATTGCCTCCACGCATCAATTCTTTCACCGTGTGTTTTTGTATTTGATGCCCAAATTCTATGAGGATGCTCAGTAATTTCTTCAAACCCTATAGGTTTAGGAAAAGACTTTTGTGTATCCATTGTTAATGAAAACATCTTATTATACTTGTAGTCTTCACCATAATCTAAAGGAAAGTTATCTGCATCAGGGTTTGGATCACTACCGTTATATATATAACCTAGACCTCCTATTTCTCCTGATAAATGAATACCCTCTCTAAGATCTGTATTGATATTTGATTCTACAGGATAATACAGTGCTGTGCCAAACCAATCTTCAGGTGCTGCTTGAGCAAAATTTCTAAGCATTTTGTAGGTGTCAAATATGTTTACAAAAGTGTCACCACCAAAAACTTTAATATTGTTAAAGGTGGTCTGACCTTTCATAACTATATTACAGCCAGTATTGATGTAAACATTTTTAGATCTTGCTGCATAACCTGCACCTCCGTATTGAGCTTTTCTAGGTCTTATGTAGTTAGCAACTATTTTATCACCTACATTAGATATTCTACCTATTGGTGTACCATCATCATAATAAGGATAAAGTAGTTGAGTACCATTAGGATCTCTAGTAACATTATTTGAAAATGGTATTCCAGAACCTGCAGTACTGTCTGTAATTATATGAGGTATTCTTCCAATACTATCTCCAAGATCTACTACAAATGTATCTGTACCTATTGAACCACAACCTGTAAAACTATCACCGTCATTGTTATAGGCAGCCATAGGTGCACTATTATTAAAATAAGTTTTATTACCTACAGATGTTGAGTTGCCTAAACCTACAAGTCCTCCGTTTATAACTGGTTTTTGAACAACAGGATCTCCTCCAGTAGAAGTCCATGACATAACAGCTTCAGGTTGAGGAGACAAATGCCAGTTTACAGGTGCATACTCATATAGTTTATATGCGTTTGTATGAGCATTTCCACCTCCCATATCTTTATCAAATGTATTCGCCCATTCTGTAAGACCTCCTACAATTTTTATATAATCACCAGATTCAGTACCTGGAGAGTTTCCAAAAAGAAAATCAGGAGAATGAAAAGAATATATATCTTGAGTATAATAATCGGTTGTGGTTCCGTCAGTAAACGTAAAATCTGTTGCCTGTACCCAAGGATTATAATAACCAGAAGGTGTACCTTGCCAGCTATTTATACCTGCATTTAAACCCCACTCTTGAGCATTTTCTACAACAGATGCTATAGGATGGTATGTCCCTGGTGTACCATTATTAAGGTTGTCAAAATAATGAAGTGACATATGTAAAATACCTTGACCTAAAATGGTACGATCTTTTTCCTCAAGCTTTACACGCTTAATTCTAAAGCTATCTATTTTATCTGCTATATTCTGAGGTATTGTTACATCAAACTCTAGACCTAAAGCCTGTATTTGCCACTTGGCTCCGATACCTGGATATATATGAGGAAGATAATTATAGTCTTCATTGTAATTATTGTTTGGATCAGCTTCAAATATTTCAGGCATTTTAATATCAGCGATCCATTTAGCAAAACCTTCTACACCATCTTTTACATGAACCCACGCAAAACGATATGTCTCACCTCTACGATATCCCATAAACTCATGTTTTGAAGTAGGAGACTTGTAGTTAGGATAAGTAGCTTGTGTACCATATGTCAAACCATCATTTAAGTATTGGTTTGTATCAGGAACAGTAAGATTGTATGGTACATTCCAAGGGTAAACCCATTCTTTTCTTGTTTGCCCATCTCTTGCGTCTGAAGAAAGACCTCTTTGAATAAATTTATAACTAATATTTACACCTGAACCTCCCAATGTGACACCATCCTCTTGAAATCTAAATGATGTTGTCGGTAAAGGGTTGATAGCATCTGCTGTTTCAGGTATATAAAATTGTTGAGAAAGAAGATCTGCAGATGTATAAAATTCTTGGTTACCTTGAATATCAGCTAATAAAGTATTTTGGTTTTTGTCAAACCTGTAAGCTCTTGCATCAAAGTCTACATCAAAAGTTCTTTCTTCTGTGTTTGCTGCAAAAAGAATATTATCCTTTTGAGCAATAGCATGGCATTTTTCAAAGAATATCGCTATTTTATTAAATGCTACTTCTGTAATATTACTAGCAGGTTCATTTCCAGTAACAGTATATTGAAAATCTGTACTGGTAATAGGAATATCATTGATCTTGCTTATTACTGCAGTGCTTGCATCAGTTTCTTTTCTTAATACTACAAGGTCTAAAAAACTATATGTGGTATCAAGATCTTCTATTGATATTGTAAAAGATTTGGAAGTTAGCTCACCACTATCATTACCAGTTATTTTTCCATAATTTGAATATTCAGCATCTATTATATCAATGACATTTGATGTATGAGAATATGCGGTTGTTGCTCCGTCTAAATTTCTTAGATTATAAGCAACTTGATATACACCTGTAACAAGAGCACCTCCATTTTGAACACTAAGAAGTGTGGGTTTTTGAAGATCTGATGTAAGTCTAAGATCAAGATCCTCTGGAGCAAAGCACATTGCATTCTCATCTACAATGTTTATTGTTCTAAGAGGGTTTATTCTGTCTGTCCAATAAAGCCTTTCAGTCTGCGTATTTTCAAATATGCTTTCAATACCACCAGGGTTTGCAATAGGATTCAGAGTACCCATATTTAGAGCCTCCGAGTACATAAGTGTTACTGTAGATGCAAGTGTAACTTCATCATATGTAAGTCTCCATATTGATGCTACACCTCCAGAACCAGTGTTTGTAGAATAGAAATATATATTATCTCCTACAGTTGTCCATCCTATTATCTGCTGGGTTGTTTGAGCAACCTGAGTATCGATAACAACATTAGGATAAGAAGAAAAAAATGCAGTAAGAGATGTTGTATTAAGAGCGATGTTGTAAGATTCAGACCACACTCTGATGGTACTGCCTATACGTTTTACAATCAAATTGTAAGGAGCAAAAGCAGGATCTGTCTTTAAAGAGTTTTCAAACTGATCAAAAAAGTTATCAATTGTTCCATCAGAACTTTGTGATATACTTACGTTAGCAGTTATAGGACTTCCATTTACCAATATCTGAGGAGGAAAGTTCCATGAATCAGGAAAGTCACCACCTCTTGTTGTTAACTTAGCAATCTGAGGAACATCAGGAATTGTAAACATAAGTTCATTACCCTTGATATTTGATACGATGTAATCTGTAGAACCCTCAAGTCCACGTATCTTAATATCATGTGCATCCTCATATGATTCAGGAGATCTGAGTGTATCAGATATGTCCTTCACCATTCCTTTGGAAAAACTATTTATTGTCTGTTCGCTCATCTTCTAAGTCTAGAATGATTTCTAATTGATTGTCCTACACTTGTTCCTTTATATCCACCAGGATGCTCATTTTCAAATGATACGATCCTTCTAAACTGATTCTTAATGCTTTCAATCTTATCTCTATTAGGAATAAGTGGTCGCATTTGAGCTTTACCTACGTACCAATCTCTTTCTTGTTTAAGGAGTTGATAAGCACCAGCTTGTATCTTTCCTCTCATAAGAAGGCGGAAACCGATTCTTTCAGCTACATAGTTAGTAGCAGCTTGTTTGAATGCCTCATCATCAGGAACCATAGGAAACCCTTTTTCATCAGTAGGAAAAGCAAGATATGCCATCTCTACTTTACCTTTGTTAAAATTGGTGAATATGTAATTGTCATTCACCTTATAGGTAAGGTCGCTAGAACACGTTAGGTCTCTACAACCATCTGTGTGTCTTGCCATATGAAAACTATCAGTAGAGTATCTGATAGGAACACCTTCGCATGTACGTGTCTGTATGATACGTACAAGATCGCAAGGCAGTTCACCTCTACCGTTTTCTATTTCAATACGTGGTTTATCCGTACCGTCAGTTATTCTTTCGATGTACTGCATGGGAGCATTGATCAGATCGATAACACTTCCGATCCATTCAGCTACATCAATCCAATCTACATCAACGTCAAAACCAGTATCTCTAAATACTCTTTCAACAATTGACTCAAGGCTCACATACTTTCCATTTAACATCTTACAGCATATCTATAATTGCAAAAACATCTTCGCGTGTCATTTCACGCTCTTTTTCTTCCTTCTCAGCTTCTTTGTTCAAAGGGTTTTCTTTAGAGTAGAACTTTTTTGTTTCATCCATGTATTCAGCATCACACTCTGAACATCCTCCTTCTGGAGTCTTCATACCGTACTTGTGAATACTTACAATAAAACCATTCTCTATCTCTTCAACATTAACTTCTTTAGTAATACCATCAATGGTCTCACTCATTCTGCTTACGCCTTCTGTTTGGTTCATCATTCCGTGCATAATCTTATCTTTCAAAAAAATCAACTTTTATCAATGGATCTTTCATTGCTTTTGCAAGATCCCTTTTAGCCTGTTTAACAGGTACAAACTTATATCCGAAGATATTCTTTACTCTGGCTTTCTTTTTCACCCATCTAAAGGATGCTACATAACCACCTGAATGTAGATTTCTGTGATATACATATCGCTTACTTTCTTTTGCTTCAGGATTTTCTTTCCACAGTTTATTGGTCTCGTGAAAATCAATCGCAAGACTCAATCTTCCATTCTCTTTCATTTTGACCGATGGTTTGTTTTTCATAATACCTAAAGAACCCAGGTTGTAAGGCATTGCTATAAACCTATTCTTCAATATCATATTCTCAACAAGCTTCTTATTAAGA